TACCAGGACCTTTCTGCATGGGTTCAGAAGTTCCAGGGATTTGATACTTTAGAGGATAAGACAGAGCAGGCAAAAAACTAATTGAGGAAGGGGATGCGGAAGCAAACTATGCATATTATGCATTGCACAAGCTCCACATTCTCCCTTCCCAATGGGTTGCTTTAGAAGAGGAGGAAAAGGCTTTTATTATTGCCTGTATAGATATAAGAATTGAAGCGGAAAAGGAAGAGGCAAAGAAAATAGCGAAGGAAGCAGAAGGGCGGTGATGATATGGCTACAATTACAACGGGAATACAGTTGGCAGACAATTTTAGCGCCCCTCTTATGCATATCATCAGTTCTGTGAATATGGCAATTTCTTCGATTTATGATATGGATCAGGCAATGAATGCTGGTGTGAATACGGCATCTTTGGAAGCTGCCCGGAATGAAATTGCACAGGCAACTGTAGCTGCGGAAGAATTCAATCAAACAATGCAACAGGCGAGTAGTCCGATCAATGATAATATTCGAAGGCAGGAACAATTTAATCAGTCATTACAAAACGGTGCAAGTGAATCATCGAATTTAGTTTCGGCAATTAAACGAATGGCAGGGGCGTACCTGAGTATTCAGACGGCTGGAAAAATTTTGGAGATGTCGGATGAGATCACACAGACCACTTCCAGATTAAATATGATGAATGACGGATTGCAGAGTACGGCCGATTTGTACAACATGGTTTATGTGGCTGCAAACGATGCCAGAGGATCATTAGGAGATATGGCAAGTGTAGTTGCCCGATTTGGTAATAATGCGAAAGATGCATTTAGTTCCAGTGCAGAAGTTGTCCAGTTCGCAAATTTAGTCCAAAAGCAGATGACAATTGCGGGAGCGTCTACGCAGGAAGCAGCAAATGCAGAATTGCAGTTATCACAGGCGCTGGGCTCTGGTGTACTTCGAGGTGATGAGTTAAACAGTATTTTTGAGCAGGCACCGAATCTGATTCAGAATATTGCAGATTATCTTAATGTTCCAATCGGTAAGATTCGAAGCATGGCACAAGATGGGGAACTGTCGGCTGATGTTGTGAAGCAAGCGGTATTTGCTGCGACTGATGAGATAAATGCTAATTTTGAAAATATGCCAATGACATGGGGACAGATGTGGACGGTATTTCAAAATGATGCCACTATGGCATTTCAGCCGGTTTTGCAGAGACTTAATGATTTGGCAAATACAGACGGGTTTCAGGAGTTTGCTACAAATGCAATAAATGATCTTGCAGTAGTAGCAGGTGTGGTACTTGATATATTTGAAGGAATTGGATCAATAGGAACCTTTGTACAAGACAACTGGCAAATTATAGGTCCTGTTGTTTATGGTGTGGTTGCAGCATTAGCGGCTTATGCAACTTATGTTGGCATTACGAACGCAATAGATATGATATCAACAGGAATTAAGATTACAATGTGTGTTGCATCATATGCGCACGCAGCAGCAACAGGAACAGAAGCAAGTGCAACTGCGGCTGCAACCGCGGCACAGTACGGGCTAAATACTGCAATGTTGTCTTGCCCGTTAACATGGATAGTTGTTGGAATTATGGCGTTGATCATTGTGTTGGTTGCGTTATGTAATCATTTTTCAGG